CTAGCACAACTGGAACAATCGACGTATACGCTACGCACATCATGGGTCGTCAGGCTCTTGCAAAGGCGTACAGCGTACAAGACGGCAACGGTTCAGTACCGAAGATTGTCCGTGGCAACGTAACCGACATCCTGATGCGCTTGCAGCCATTGGGTTGGTACTGGTTGGGTGGCTATGGTCGCTTCCGCGAAGCATCGCTACGCCGCATTGAGTCAGCATCAAGCATTGGTGCTAACTAATAACTAACCATAGTTAAAGCAAAAGCCCCTCATTTCCCCTAATACGGGAGGTGGGGGGCTTTCGTTTTGCTATAGTCATATGATACGAAAGGTTTACAATGTCAATTTCTAACTATGCAGAACTAGCGTTACTCAACACGCTTCGCAATACCTCTTTTGCTGTTACCGCTGTTTACCTGAAGTTGCATACGGGCGACCCTGGTGAGGCTGGTACGTCTAATGCCGCTACGGAAACCACCCGTAAGGCTGTGACGTTTGCTGCTGCTTCGTCTGGGTCGATGACTTCTTCTGCGACTGTTGAGTGGACGAACGTTTCGACTACTGAGACTTATAGCCATTGGTCGTTGTGGGATGATGTGTCTGCTGGTAACTGTTTGTGGTCTGGTGGTTTGGCTACTACTGCTGCTGTTACTGCTGGTGACACGTTTCAGATTACGTCACTTACGTTGACGCTGGACTAGGAAGGTAGCCCCTAGTGGCAACAGGCTTTCCTACCTCGTTAGATGCGCTAACTAATCCGACTAGTACGGATGCGTTAACGAGTCCTTCTCATGCTGACCAGCACGCTGATGCTAACGATGCTATTGAGGCGTTGCAGGCTAAAGTTGGGGTGAATGGTTCGGCGGTGGTTGCATCGTTGGATTATAAGGTTTCTAACCCTACGAGTAGTGCCGCTTTAGGTGCGATTCTTATTATGGATATTGGAGTTTAGTTATGGCTGTTGGTGACAGAAACGAATCGCGTCTTGGTGGACCTACACAGTTGGGTACTTCGACTACGACTCTTTGTACGGCTGCTACTGGTTATAGCGAGGTTATCAAGCAGGTCATTATTTGTAACACGGACACTGTTGACCGTACTGTGACACTTGCGATTGGTTCTGCTGCGACTGCGGCTAATCGTTTGTTTTCTGCGTTGCCGATTGGTGCGAATGATGTGATGGTGTGGGACACAGCATTGGTGTTGGCTGCTGGTGAAACGTTGCAGGGGTTGTCTGATACTGCGAGCAAGGTGACTGTTACGGTTGTGGGTTGGGAGAAGCAGACAGCGTAATGGGATTGGATAACGGTTACGGTCTGGGTATTGGTTCGTTGAAGCCTGGGGTGTGTACTAGTTCTACGCGCCCTGCCAGCCCGTTTGAAGGTCAGATGGTTTACGAAACCGATACGGACTTGCTTTCTGTTTGGAACGGTTCAGCGTGGAAATCTTTTGCATCAACAAATGGTGCAACATTTGATTCAACTGGTCGTATGACAAATGCGGTGCAACCAGCATTTAGGTATCACGGATTTAGTATTACTTCGTCGGGGATGCAGGGCGGTTCAGCACCGTTAAATACTGGCTCATATTTGACTATTGGTAGTGGTGCAACTTATTCCAAATTTACTGCACCTGTTGCTGGTGTTTATGTCATTGGTGGTTCTGTTCTTGTCGACCAAACTGGTGGTCGTGTTGAAATGGTAATGAGAAAAAATGGAAGTCAAACAATAGATGGATATGCGTACTATGGGATGAATGATTACGCAAATGCAACTGGGAGTTATTCAAATGCGCTTGGTGCTTTTCCGTTTTACCTTGCGGTAAATGACTATGTTGATATGGCTATTCTTTCTGGAACAATTTATAGTGACGCTGCTAGAGGTGACCGTATGTTTTATGGTTATTTGATTTCATGACTATCTCTGCTACTACACAAGGCATCAAGCCAGGGGTTTGTACTTCAACTAATCGACCTGTGAACCCGTTTGATGGTCAGGTTATTTATATGACTGATGTTGACCAGACTGCGGTGTGGGATGGTACACAGTGGACTGTGTTGGCTCCTATTGCTGGTGGCAGAAACATGGTCATTAACGGTGGGATGGATGTTTGGCAGCGTGGAACTACATCAACATCAACTGCGGATGGTTACTTAGTTGCTGATAGATGGTATGCCTACAAATCAGCAGGAAACACAACCCTTTCTAGACAAACAGCATCATTAGACAACTTCACATATTCTTTGCGATTTCAAAGAGTTTCAGCAGCAACCGAAGTTGGTATAAAAGCGTTGGCGTATATGCTTGAAAATACCACAACTGCAAGATTGGTAAACAAGACTATTACTTTATCTTTTTGGGCAAAAAGTGGAGCAAACTATTCCGCCACTTCTTCTGCTTTGAACTGGGTTTTGGTTACTGGGACTGGCTCAACCGATGTCAACTTTTTATCAACTGGTTATACAGGGCAAGCAAATACTGGTTCTGGTTCTGTAACTTTGACAACATCGTTTCAAAGATTTAGCGTATCTATTTCCGTACCATCTGGTAAAACGCAAATGGGTTTTTACTTTTCATACACCCCTGTTGGTACTGCTGGTGCTAATGACTGGTTTGAGATAACGGGTGTTCAGTTGGAGGCTGGTGCTGTTGCTACACCATTTGAGTTTGAAGACATCGGCACAACGCTTTCCAAATGCCAGCGGTACTTTACAAGAAGTGATTTAATCGTTCGTGCTGTGCCTCGCTTTACGGACGGGATAGCCTTATCAACTGTATACTTCAAAGTTTCCATGCGTTCTGCACCAACAGTCACCATAACCAATGTGACTGGAACAAATAATTGTGATGCTACTGCAACAGACGGATTCAAAACATATTCAAGTGCAGCACATACCAATAATGAAAGTTCATTTAGTTGGACAGCGGCAATAGAACTATGATGTACCAATTAGCAAAAACTCTTAGTGGCGAAATGATTGTCCGTGTTGCTGACAGCGCATGGATTCCCATGAACGAGCAGAACTCTGACTATCAGCAATACCTAGCATGGGTTGCTGAAGGTAACACCGCCGAAGAATGGAGTCCAGATGCCACTGTCTAGTGTTGTTGGCGCACAGTCAATTGTTAAGCCTGGTGTGTGTACGTCGTCTACTCGTCCTGCCGTTCCGTTTGAGGGGCAAATGATTTATGAAACCGACACGGGAAACATACTGGTGCGGAACTCTTCCGCATGGGTTTGCATTACACCAAAATCTTCGCTTGATGAAACAACAAGAACCAATACCGCTACGGGCTGGCAAACCCCAACAGGAGCACCTTCTGTAACTTTGCAAACTGGTACAAAAGCACTAATAACGGTTGGAGGAATGATGGTCATGGCTTCAACTGCTGGATATGCGTATTTTGGATGTTCCGTATCTGGTGCCTCAACTATTGCTTCTTCAACAACAAAAGCAGCCGCAATATACTGGAATACTGGAGATTTGGGTAATGACAAAACGACATCATTTACCTATTTGGAAACTGGCTTAACTGCTGGTTCAAACACATTTACTTTGCAGTTGAACGGACCTGGTTCCACAATGACTGTTAAACAAAAATCAATTACTGTTGTAGGACTTCCATAGGTAGTTAATGACTACCACCTATAACCAATCAGGATACGTCTACAACCAGATAGGCGTAATCTACAACCAGACTGCCGTCCAACGAACAGCCACAGGCACAGGACAAGGCACAGAAACAGCCACCCAAAACTTCTTTACCATCCTCGCGACTACCGCAACAGGTTCAGGTACAGGAACATCCAACAACACCATCATCGTCGGTCTACTCCGCACAGCATACGGCTCAGGTGGGGCAACAGCAGGCGACACAGCCGACTGGAACATCAACCCTGCAAGAACTGCAACAGGCGCAGGCACATCAAGTTCTGATGCTTCAGGTTTGCATATTGCTCCACGCACAGCGTCAGGGTCGGGCAACGGAACTTCGACTACACTCGGACTCCATGTTGCACCACGAACTGCTACTGGGTCTGGCGCGGGAACGCAGACAGCGACACGCATCGTCACGGGCATCCGTACTGCGTCGGGTTCGGGAACGGGAGCGCAGTCCGCACTTGGTTACGTCACGGTCATCAGGGCAGGAACAGGCTCAGGGCTAGGTGACGCTGACCCATCCAACTGGGACAAGTCCCACATCTTCCGTGTCCCAATAACCGAAGGCTACCCGTTCGCAGTCAGACTCTCTGATGCTTCCCCAGACCGACTGTTCGCCCACACCCCACAAGGCGCACGCGCCAAAAACTTGTACAGGCTCGCTGACGGTAGTTACACCACTACAGACCCACGCAGACCAGAACTCATCACCCGCATCTATTACGGTGGACATGACATTTTCCTTACACAACCAGAAATCGACGAACTCACCGCAGCAGGTTATGGAAGTAGTATCACCTGATGGCAATTTTCAGACCACCAACAGACAACTTCGTAGTACCAGTAATCATCAGCGACTATATGGGCGGGTTGCAATTGTCAAAAGAACAACGTCTTGCGAACCGTCTTGGTGGCAGGATAGAAGCATCAGCGCGTGGACGGAATATCTTTTTGCTTACCAGCGGAATTTATACCGACGACCAACCGTCAAGCCTGAGCATGGTATCTAAAGTGTATTATGGCGGACACGATAACGAGATAACAGCAGACGAAGTAACCGCATTGACTGCGGCAGGATACGGAGAATACATTTCGTGAAGCACAGGGAAACACACCCGAACCTAGACGTCGAAGGATGTTTCGGTTGCAGGGTTGCAGGGGTTCGTATGGGGACCAACACGACCACTAGCCGAGGGGCTAGGGTGGCGGAAGTCAATACAACTGAACGTAACTGGAACAAAGATATGCCAGCATACAAACGTCTTCGCGCTAACGGTTTGCAACCAAAGAAGATTGATGGTGCTGCCGAGGTAGAAAAGAAAGCACAGGAATCATGGCAAGTGGAGACAGGGATTCTGCCAACTATCTAAACCTTGTTGGAGTCAACCTTGAACACGTTGGCTACGGCAAAATGGTTGTCGGACTTAAGACAGCATTAGCCCAAAAGGTTACGCTCACCGAAGACGCAGAACACGTAGTCTTTGCTCTCCGCCCCAACCTCATTAAAGGCTGGCATCGCGCACAGAAACCCACCCTGCTTACCATGTGGGAAACAAACTGGCTACCCCCAGAGTTCGCAGATTATCTGCATCATTTCGAAAAAGTTATCGTGCCAAGCCTGCACAACTTTGACTTATTCTCCCAACACCACGACAACGTGCATGTCATCCCGCTTGGGGTGAACCGCAACATATGGTGTCCAAAAGATGTTGAGCGCACCGACACATACAAGATATTGTGCGGCGGGTCAGAGTGGTATCGCAAAGGACTAGATGTTGTACTGGATACATTTAATAAGTTAGGGTTGCCTAACACCGAACTGCATATCAAGATTGTCCCCCCACACCTGTTCGCACCCAAAGACCTCAACTACCCCAACGTGGTAGTGCATGACCATTGGATGACCGAAGAAGAAGAAGCCGACCTAGTCCGTTCAATGGACTGCTTCATCTCCGTATCCCGCGGCGAAGGGTTTGGGTTGATGCCACTCCAAGCAATCTCAGCAGGAGTACCCACCATCCTGTCTGATGCTCACGGTCATCGAGAGTTCTCCGACCTAGCCACCCACCGCATCCCAACCACCTCCGTCCCCACCGCCAAGGGTGTCTGGCAAAACATGGGTGACTGGGATGAACCAGACGCAGAGGCATTAGCCGAAGCAATCATCTCCATCCAGAAGAACCGTGACAAGTACCGCAAACAAGCATTCAAAAACTCTGGGGAAGTCGCAGCGTTCAACTGGGATACAGCCGCCAACCAATTACTGCAAATCGTTAAACCATCCAGCAACCGTGTCACGCCAGACTGGAAACCGTTGGAACCAATCACCACGGTTCAGGTGAATCGCGCAATCAAAGCCACTATCGGCGACCACTACATCGACCTAAAGCCTGGGAAACCCTATGATGTAGTGTTAAATGTACGCAATGTATTGCGAAGCGCAGGCTACCTAGTGGAGAAACAATGAAGAAGAAAGCATTTTGGGAAACAAAAAACCCCAACAAGAAATCCACCCCATTGACGCCATCCCAGAAGGCTGCTGCCAAGGCTCGTGCCAAAAAAGCAGGACGCCCGTACCCAAACCTGGTTGATAACGCTGCGGTAAAGAAGATGAAGCGTGGCTAAGACACCAGCGTGGCAACGCAAGGAAGGCAAGAATCCTGCGGGCGGTCTAAACGCTAAAGGTCGTGCATCAGCGAAGAAGCAAGGCATGAACTTGAAGCCACCAGTATCAGCGGCACAAGCAAAGAAATCACCTAAAGACGCTGCACGCCGCAAGTCGTTTTGTGCGCGGATGAGTGGTATGCCTGGTCCGATGAAAGACTCTAAAGGTCGCCCAACTCGCAAGGCTTTGGCTTTGCGGAAATGGGACTGTTAGTTCGTGGTAAACTCCAAAGACCCAATGAAAGGAATATGACATGCCAAAAGTCGGAAAGATGGAATTCCCTTACACCGCTAAGGGTATGGCTGACGCCAAAAAAGCCAAGAAGAAGATGGTTAAGCCTATGAAGAAGGACAAGAAAAAGAAGTAAATGACCACAGCCGCAACTGTCATTGATAGGACGTTGCGACAACTGCTGTCGGGGACAGTTGAACCGCGCAACAAACTAGCATCCAGCATCAACTCGTCAGCAACGAGTGTTGTAACCACGTACCCACTTGAAGGGTTGCGTGCTGGACAGGTTTGCGAAATTGACTCAGAACTCATGTACATCTGGGCAACCGACAGCGGAGCAAAAACAATAACAGTTGAACGTGGCTTCAACGGAACTACCGCAGCAAGCCACACAGCCGACGCAGGCATCACCGTGAGCCCACGCTTCCCACGCTCACAAGTACTAGAAGCAGTCAACGATGAAATCCGTGACCTATCATCCCCGCTACATGGATTGTTTCAAGTCAAAACCTTAAACATCGATTACAACGGTTCAGACCTGATGATAAACCTCACAGGTGTAACCGACATCATCGACCTACTTAGCGTCTCTGTTCGCTACATGGTTGACGACTATCCTGTCGCACGCAAAGTACGTCTCGTGCGTGATGTCCCAACAGACGACTTCGCATCAGGCTTCGCATTACGGTTCGACCAAGGGGTATTCCCAGGTCGCCTTCGCGTTGTCTACAAAGCACCATATGTGACCGCTTCAACCGAATCCTCTGACGTAAACACAACTGGCGGGATTCAAGATACGGTCACAGATATTATTGCGCTCGGCGCACAAATCCGTTTGATGTCGCCACGTGAAATGAAACGTAACTTTACAGAATCACAAGGCGATACACGCCGCGCAGCAGAAGTACCAGCAGGGGCAATAGCAAGTTCAATCACTAACTTGCAACGCCTGCGCCGTGACCGTATCCAAGCAGAAGCCGCCCGACTAATGAGGTCATACCCAACTTTTCTGTCTAAGGACTAAGCGGTGGCAACAACTCTTTACAGGTTCACAGACGCTTTTATTCCAGCGCCACAGTTCTTTGCTGGCGGAACCACCACGAACCTTGTACCAGATGTTTTCCCTATCGCTATCGATGGACGCCCATTCCTTATTGACCAAGAAGCAGGGACATTCACGCGAGGTTTTGAACCACGTGTACGTGACTCGGTTGACCAGTCAACAGCCCCAGGTGAAGCAGCAATTAACCCGCAGGGACTATGGCGGCGTGGCGAAGTGTCTTGGCATTATGGTGCTGGACAAAAATATGCTGACACCGCAGAAGGACAGGACTACAGGTTCTACTCCAGCAAAGGCTTAAACCCTTGGACAAAGGGACAAGCAACGCTACTTAATGCTGTCAAAGAGTCACTTAACTCCGCGAACACCAACCTTCTTCTTGCTGCAACCGATACCCGTGTTTACGTGCTTGATGGTGCGACACTCAAGTACAGCACAGACCCTTTTGCATCTAGCCCAACATGGACATCTGCTACTGGTTTACCAACAGGTACGCCACGCGATATGGCTACAGATGGAACAAACATCTACCTAACGTATGCTGGCAAAACCAGTAGTTTTGGGCTATGGAAATACACGGCAGCAGACGTGGCGTCAAACGTTGCTTACGGGCATGAACTGTATTATGTTGATTTTGTTAAGGGAAACCTTATGGTTTCTGGAGACTCAGCAGTAGGCAGCGCCACAGATTTGTACTACAACCCATCAGGCAACATCGGTAGCGATGACTACGCACACCCGATAGCAACATGGAACTGGGTAAGTTTCGCTGCAGGACAATCAGCAATCTACGCTGCAGGGTACGCAGGAACACGCGGAGCAATTTACAAAATTACTATCACCGCAGCAGGTGTACTTGACCAACC